CTTACATGACTAATCTGACCACTGATTGTTGTTGGTAAACGGGTTTCAATCGTATAGTATCCTAAACTAGGACCTAAATTACCTACTCCAGTGGGTATGATATGTGCATTACGCTCGAACTTTTGAGCTATTGTACTTATACCACCTGCGCCTGACTCATCAGGAACCACAGCTAAATTTAATGGTATGGTAACAATAGAACCTACTGGTAAAACTCCATTCCAGATCTCAACTGCAAAATCATCTTGATCGATGTCTTCATCAAAAGCATCTCCTGCATTAATTTCTCCTTCATAAGGATGATCTCCTGCATAAGGTGCTACTTTATCAGATGTATCAAAAGTATTCATACCTTCGTCGTCACCGTGGAATTCAAAACCAACAATTGCTTCATCATTGAGAATTTGAAGATCTTTTTGTTCAACATAATCATTAAACTGTTCTACTAACCAAGATAAGGCACTTACTTCAGCTCGTGGTTTAGTTGGTACATCAAAATAGGTACTACCTACTTTATATAGAATACGGACACTAACGTCAGCTGTTTCAGACGTTCTGTTAAATCCTGTGATTCTATACCTCCAATCGACCATAGCTTCATCAGTTCTTAAGAAGCGATTATTATAATACCTAGGTCTTGGTTGAACCGTAGCTCCAGAAAAATGTCTAGGCATCAAATCGATTTCTTTATTACCACCGATTTCAACAATGTAACGGGATGAGTCGTTTCGTGAATCTTGAAATTCAACTACACCAGAAACTGATGGAGGACGAGCGATAACAATTTTAGCTCTCATTGTCCTTACGTATCCCGCTATGTTTGAACCAGAAACCCAAACATTTCTCCTATAAGGTTTACTTATATTCTCACCTTTACCAGTAAGATTATAAGGATTTATAGTCAAATTTTGCCATGCTCCCATATCATCGAAACCAATCGAAATTATGCCTGCTTCAAACCATCGAGTACCTGGAAGACCAATCTGATTTCTTGTTGATCTACTTCCTGAAGGGATTGT